GTGACGGCCGTCGACTTCGAGCTCCGACAAGTGAAGTTTTACAACGAGAAAGACGCCCCCTACTGGGTGAATCTGGACAAGATCACGGCCATCGTGTGAGAGGGGGCGAACATGAAAAAGAGGCAAGACGATTATGAGGCCTTTCTGGCCAAATTTGAGCGCAAACGCACCTCCGACGATTGCTACACGCCCCCCGAGGTGTACGACATCGTGCGCGGCTGGCTCGGCGAACAGGTCGACCTCGCCGGCGCCCAGATCGTACGCCCCTTTTGGCCGGATACGGATTACCGCGAAGTGGAATATCCCGACGGGTGCGTCGTGGTGGACAACCCGCCGTTTTCGATTTTCGCCGAGATCGTACGGTGGTACTTAGAGCGTGGCGTACGCTTCTTCCTGTTCGCTCAGCATAAGACGATTTTGGGTCTCGATGCGCCCTACACACGCCTCGTTTGCGGCGCGGATGTGATCTATGAGAACGGCGCCGCGGTGCGCACCTCTTTTGCCAGCAACCTATTCGGCGACACGCTGGCTATGTCCGTGCCCGATCTTTACGAACGTCTCATGGTAGCTGCGCGCAGCAAGGATCCTTTGCCGCGCTATAGCTACCCCTCGCATGTACTGACATTCTCCGATCTGGCCCGCTGCGCCAGCCACGGCGTAGCGCTCTCAATCCCTCGCGGCGAGGCCACGTTTGTCCGCCGTTTGGACAGCCAGCAAGCGGTGAAAAAAGCTATCTACGGCGGTGGCTTTTTGCTGTCTGATAGGCAGGCCGCCCGCATGGAAGCCGCTCTCCTCGAGGCCGACCGTCTTAAAGCTGAAAAGGAAGCCAGCGTGACGTGGGCGATCTCCGACCGAGAGCGCGAAATCATCGCCCAGCTGAGCGCCGGGCAGGCTTAGTTTTTCACTTTTCGTTTTCACTTCTTTCCCCATGTTTCTGACCGTCGACGAACTTTATACCCACCTGCATGACGAGACGGTGGCCGTCATTAGCCGCGACACGGAGGCCATACCCGTGGCCGCCATCGATGCCGCCGTGGCCGAGGCCAAAAGCTACTTGCATGACTTCGACACGGCTGCCATTTTCTCGGCCGAGGGTGAGGCGCGCAATGCGCTGTTGCTGCTATTTGTCAAAGACATTGCCGTGTGGCACTTTGTGAACCTCGGGAATGCCTGTATCGATATGGAACTGCGCGAAAAGCGCTACGACAGCGCTATCGCATGGCTCCGGCTTGTGCAAAAGGGCGATCTCTCGCCAGACCTACCCCCGCGCACCGCTGAGCCCGGTAATGAGTCGCCGATCGGAAAGATCCACTTTGGCAGCAATCCCAAACGCGGCCAGCATTATTAAGCACTGATTAAACACCGATTAAACGCCATTTAATGAGCAATAAAACGAAGCATAAACAGGCCGCCGCTGGCCCCATCTCTACGCAGATTATCGTGCAGCCCGTGGTACGCACTGTCCACGATGTGGCCGCGTGGCGCTCCGCCCTGCGCATGGCCGACAATGGCAACCGCACAAAGCTCTACGACCTGTATAGTGACATCCTGCTGGATGGCGTGCTTGCCGACGCCATCGATAAACGTATCGACGCCGTCAAAGACGCCGATCTGTCGTTCACGATCGACAACAAAGACGTGGATGTGATGTATGATCTGATGGATACGGTCGAGTTCGAGGAATTGATCGGCGAGATTATGATGGCCAAATTCTGGGGTATCTCCGTCGATGAGTTCGATTTTGACGAGGATCGAACCTTCCGCTTTACGTCTATCAATCGGAAGCACATCCGCCCGAAGTTGAAAGAGATCGTAAGGCAGCAGACGGACGATCGCGGCATCTCCTACGCCGGCGATGATCGGGTGATCCAGTGGGGCAAAGACGACGATCTCGGGCTACTGCTGAAGGTCTCGCCATTGGTCATCTACAAACGCGGCGGATTTGGCGACTGGGCGCAGTTTGTCGAGCTGTTCGGCATGCCGCTTCGCATCGGCAAATACAGTGCGATGGATGAAGCCAGCCGCCGCGAATTGATCCGTGCTTTTGAGACGGCCGGATCGGCGCCTTATCTCGTTATCCCCAAAGAGACGGAGGCCACGCAGGAAGCCAACGCTGCGTCTGGCAACGGGCTTCTATATAAAGAGTTCCGGCAGGCTTGCACGGAGGAAATCCTGATCACCATTTTGGGGCAGACGATGACCACCGTAGACGGCAGTTCGCTGGCGCAGGGACAGGTGCACATGGCTGTTCAAGAAAAGAAGCACCGTGCCGATAGGCGGTTCGTGGAGCGCATGCTCAATCGCTATTTCGTGCCCATGCTCATCCGCCGCGGCTATCCGATCACCGGCGGAAAGTTCCGCTACATGGATGCCAAACGTGAGCTCGAGGTGCCCGAGATCATCCAACTCTCGGACATCCTACCCATCCCGCAGAGCTACCTGCATGAAAAGTACAACATCCCTCTACCCGAGCCCGGCGAGCCTATCGCCCGCCGGCAGGCGCAGCCACTCTTTAGCGTGCCTGAGGGGGACAGTGAGGAAGAAGAAACGGACGAGGAAGCCGCGCCCGACGAAGGCCAGGCAGATGCCCCGGAGCCTGACAAAAAGGCAGCGGAGGAAGATGCGCCGACAAGTCGCAAAGTGAAACATGCGGATCGCGACCGCGGCAACTTCTTTACCCGGTTGTTCGATTTTTTCGTCCCCGCCCGGTCATACGGCCGGGCGACATCCGACATCCTCACACTCTCGGAAGCCACGCTTGCGGATGCCCTGATCCAACAGACGATTGAGACAAAGGGCCGCGCTTATTTCAGCGCCGACCTGTTTGCCTACACCCACACGGAGCTCATCCGCGGACTGCGAAAGGGCTATCGCCGCGCGGACGTCCGTCTGGCTGATAGTGGCTTTGTCTACAATGCCAACGATGATGCTTACATCACCGCCTTAGAGCAAAACCTGTTTCATTTCTCAGCCGCCAAAACACTGGCCGAGGTGAGTGAGTTAAACCGTCTGTTCCGCGAGAGCAAGGGCTACAGCGATTTCAGGAAGAAGGCCAGAGCGCTGCTAAAGGTCTACAATGAGCAATGGCTGCGCACGGAGTACAATACGGCTGTATCCGTGGCCGAATCGGTAAGCACCTACCGGCGCCTTATGGCGCAAATAAACGTGTTCCCATTCTGGGAATACCGTACCGTGGGCGATGATCGTGTCCGACAGGAACACCAAGCCTTGGAGGGGCTGACCTTGCCGACAGATGATCCGCGCTGGCAAAAGATTATGCCACCCAACGGGTGGAACTGCCGTTGCTACATTACCCCCAGAATGAGGCATGAGGCGGTCGAATTAGATATAGAGGGCATGCGTGCGCAATGCGACGAATACCTTGAATCGCCCGAATGGAAACGGTGCGAGACGCAGGGATTCGGCATCAATCGGGCTAATGAGGCCGAAGTATTTACAGCGAATCAAATGTATATCCAAAACTTCATGGATATGCCGGATAAGACGATCGAGCAGATCACCCCAGACGAATGGGGCGTTGAGGGATCGATCGACGTGCTAAAAGAGGAAGCAAAAAAAGAGGTGCCCAAATACAAGGGATCACCGGAAGAATGGTTTGATGCGAATAAAGTCATTGAGGCCGGCATGGAACTATTGAAGGTGAAAGACTATGTCGGCCGTGTGTGGCAGATGACAAAGAAGGCGTTTACTGCGCACTCTACAGATATAGTAAAGAAACGGGCTTTCCGTACTGAGTTTTTGAATGCCATCCGGGAAGTAGCTGATGCGCCTGATGAAGTGTGGCTTGGTCGAGATCGAAAAGATAGGAACACCCATGTGAGGGCAGTCAACAATTACATAATGATCAAATACTACAAAGATGAGGCGATCGCCGTGATTGGAAAAGTTGAACGAGCGAAGCTGATGCTAAAATCGTGGTATGTACTAAGGGATAAGAATGTGCGTCGCGGGTTGCTGATTAAGAAAGCCCCGAAAACAAAATAAGCCGGATGGACTCCGGCTTATTGGGGATTGATTTGCATCTCACGCTGTAGCTGTTACAGTCGGCCTGAACCCCCTTACATCCCCGAGGTGTTGACCTTAGGCCTTAACCGTGGCTGCAAACTTCAATGCAAATATACAACGAAACAGGGAACAGAATATGGATATAGATGAGTTCAAGAATTATTTGAAGGCGTTACCGGAAAAGATTTTGAGCACTGCGCCTGCCATTGTGTCAGAGACAGCCGTAGAGTATTACAAAGAGCGCTTTGCGGTGAAAGGGTTCGATGGATCTCCGTGGATACCAGGCAGACCGAAAAAGAGCGGCTCCCTATTGGTGCAAAGCGGTAATCTGATGAATAGTATCCGTCCCGCCTACGTGGGGCCGGATAAGGTCGTCATCTCAGCCGGTAATGCCCAAGTGCCCTACGCACAAGTGCACAATGAGGGGTTCGAGGGGGATGTGGCTATACAGTCCTACGTGCGCAGCACGAAGGGCAAAGCGAATAAGAAAAAGGCGGATGCCGGCGACGCCCCGGGCACGGTAAAGGCGCACACGCGTCACATGAATATCCCCAAGCGGCAATTCATGGGCTATTCTCGAGACATGGCCGACCGCATCAAAAAGCGTCTCGATGAGGCCATCGATGGCATACTGTAATCAAATAGAATAGAGGTAATGAATAAGGAACTGTTTATCGCTTTATGCGACCGAATCGGGCAGTGTGTGCCTGAGATTCGTTTTATAGACTTCGACCGCGGGCAGCTGAGCGCATCCAGCGAACGCCCGCCCGTGGAATGGCCTTGCTGTCTGCTGAGTATCGACTACACGAATTGCCGTGACCTCGCCGTGGAAGTGAATACGCAATTGGTGATGGCCGACATCACCCTACGCGTGGCCTTTCCGCCGGCTGGCGAAACGCACAACCACGCCCCTGAAAAGGTGCGCGACATGGCCCTGCAAATGCTCGACACGGTGGAAAAGCTACACGATGCCCTCCAAGGTGAGACGCTGGGCGATACGGTTTCCGCCCTCAGCCGCAGCCGTGCCACAATGCAGACACGCAGCAATAAGATCGTCGTGTTCAATCTGATCTACTCGACGACCTTCCAAGAAGTAAAGTAGACAATCAAAAGGGGTGAAAATACCCCCTTTCGAGGTATGAAAGGGATACAAAAAACGGGGCGCGAAAAACACGTCCCGTTTTTGTACTTTTTGATTGGAAACCTTGTACTTTTTGATTGGCGGATTATACCAGCTTGTTGTTGCTCGCGCATCATCAAATTTTGATCACACAACTGGCTTTCCGCCGAAGGCATAAAGTCCACTTACCTCGCGCGCCATGTTTTTTCACTCTCGTACCTTTGCGGCGCATTTGCAACACACGTAATGACGAAGAAATTCAAAGGTTTTTTGCTCTATGTCGGGTTGATCGTGCTCTTCGGCGCATCGATGTACCTCATCATCCGCGAAGGTCAGGCGCACCAACTCGTCTCCGACTCGGCCGACTCGGCCCACGCGCCGCAGAACCTCGTCGAGGGCTTCAGCGTCTTCCTCGCGCTCATGGCCGAGCACATCCACTCGTCCTTCGGCCTGCTCCTCTTGCAGATCATCATCATCCTCATCACCTGCCGCATCGTGGGGCTGCTCTTCAAGCGCATCGGGCAGCCGATGGTCGTGGGCGAGATTCTGGCCGGCATCCTGCTCGGGCCGTCCGTCCTAGGCCGGTTCGCGCCCGACTTCTCCCAGTTCCTCTTCCCCCACGAATCGCTGGGCAACATCAACCTCCTGAGTCAGTTCGGACTCATCTTTTTCATGTACACCATCGGTATGGAGCTCGACGTCGACGCCATCCGTAAGAAGCTGCGCGAGACGGTGATGATCAGCTACACCTGCATGTTCTTCACCTTCTTCTGTGGGCTCCTGGCCGCCTACTTCATCTACGATCGCTATGGCCGCGAGGTGCCCTTCCTGCCCTTCGCGCTCTTCATCGCCATCACGATGAGCATCACCGCCTTCCCCGTCTTGGCGCGCATCATCCAGGAGCGCCGCCTGACACGCACACACCTCGGCACCGTGGCTCTGGCCGCGGCCGCCAACGGCGACGTCACGGCCTGGTGCCTCCTGGCCATCGTCGTCGCCATCTCGCAGGCCGGCACCATGCTCGGCGCCGCCTCTCCTA